AAACGACCAGGGCGGCAGTCGTATGGATGTGACGGAGGAAGTGACCTGCACCTTACGGGCGGAGGCACACCATCCTCCGTGTATCCTGGAGTCGACGGGCTTCTGCAAGGAGCATTCCGCGCAAAGCAGGGGTATTGGGTTTGAGGAGGAAACCTCTCCTACTCTCCGTGCCGGGACGGTTCCGGCAGCGGTGGCAGTATTTGAGAACCACTCGCAGGATACGAGATACACGGGGCCGCTGGAAACAGTGCCGACCGTCAATGCCACTTATGGCATGGGCGGGAACAATCAGCCTTTTGTGGTGGAAACGCCCAAGACGCTGAAAATCCGCTCTGGCTGTGAGGGCGGCGGTAAAGGGGCGCTGATTCAGGATGACAAATCTGCCACGCTGTCCTGCAACAATGACCAGACTGTGTTTGTTCCGTTCTGTAAGGGATACCGCGCCCACTTCAAAGGGGATGCTCCCACCTGGAAGGATGGGAAGGTGGCAAACACACTGAATACCTTTGATATCGGGGAAAGCCGGTGCAATGAACTGGTGGTGCAGGCTTACGGCATCTGCTCCAAAGACAGTAATGCCATGAAATCGGATAACCCGCACAGCGGATTTTACGAGGCAGAAACCTCCCGGACTCTGGATGCCAATGGAGGAAATCCATCCTGCAACCAGGGCGGAATTGCCGTGGTTGCGGTGCAGGGTTCTATGATCGGCAGGAAGGATGAGAACGGTCCGCAGGGCAGCGGCGTGAATGAGGATGTGTGCTTTACGCTGGACGCTGCCGACCGCCATGCTGTCGCCTACCCCACCTACTGCACGAGCAAAAATTCCCATTTTACACGGGCGGAGAAAGAACTGGCGAACACGCTGGTGGCGACAGATTATAAAGACCCGCCTGTTATCAATGATATGGATGAGATTCAGTATATCGTCCGCAGGCTGACGCCAACGGAGTGTGCAAGGCTGCAGGGCTTCCCGGACTGGTGGTGTGATGACCTTGGCACGGAGAACCCCACCGAAAGAGAGATTGCATTCTGGCGGGAGGCATTTGAAACGCACCGGAAAATCGTTGGAACTTCCACCAAACCGAAGTCAGACAGGCAGATCATCAAATGGCTTAAGAATCCGCATTCCGATTCCGCGGAATATAAAATGTGGGGCAACGGCGTTTATTTGGGGAATGTTTATTTTGTCCTCTCCGGCATTGTGTACTACGCACAATTCCCGGATTTTTTATTGTGAGGTATTCTACAGCGAATCAACTTGCTATTTCTGCCGCTTTGAGTGATTAATGTAGTACCGAAAAACGAAGGAGGTACGCAAAACATGACGATTTACTACAAAGCAGAAAACAGGAAACCGCTGGTGCAGGCGGTCAGCGAATTTACCGGAGCAGCGGCGGTTTATATGAGGACGCCGACCTACGCTTATCAGATTGATTATTTCACGGTAACGCGGGAGGGCAACCTCGAATTTGATGATATGGATGACAGCGAAGAAATCGAGGGGCTGATTGAATTCCTTGCGGAAAAAGGATTTATTGCGGAAGAGGCGCCTGACACGGCGGCGCAAGACGCGGATGAGGAAGAAAACGGGGAAGCATCCGCAGAGTCGGAAACCGGGCGGCAGGAGGAAAACGTGGGGCTTACGGTGGCGCTTCCGAGGGAAGGCTTCACGGACAATGCCCTGGAAAACCTGCAGAAGCTAGTGGATTCCAAAGCGTCCCTAATGAAAAAGGCACTGGCAGTGGATTCCCTTCCGGTTGAGGTAACGGATGAGAAAGTATCCTTCCCCTGGTTCTCTGAAGCAGACGGGGATTCCGCAAAAGCCTATACCCATTTCATTACCGCCCTGTGCGACATGGCGAAAAATCAGAAGCGGATCACGGCAAAGGAAAAGGAAACGGAGAATGAGAAATACGCATTCCGATGCTTCCTCCTGCGGCTTGGATTTATCGGGGAGGAGTACAAGGAGGAACGGAAAAACCTGTTGAAAAACCTTACAGGTTCATCGGCTTTCAAGGGAGGTGCGAAGCAATGAGATTCCCGGACAGAACTACAGTGGAGCGTGTCCGCAGGGAGTATCCTGTGGGAACGCGGGTGGAGCTTTTGCGGATGGATGATGTGCAGGCACCTCCTGTCGGGACGCTCGGAACCATCATAGGGGTGGACGATACGGCATCGCTTTTGATGCGGTGGGATAACGGCTCCCATCTGAACGTGGTCTACGGCGAGGATGTGGTACGGAAAGTCACAGAGGAGGGGCGGTAATGGAACAGGATATTTTGAACCAGCTTTATTACGGAAATATCGTGCCGTGGGAGAACCGGAACGACAGGACGCCAGAAATGGAACCGTTCAGCGACCAGGTGGATAAGGATATCACATACTTGGAAGGGCTGCTGGATGATGAGGGGAAGAAGGTGCTGGAGCGGCTTTTGGATAACAGTGCGGAACTGGAGCGGCTGCAGGTCTGTGAGGGGTTCAAGGACGGATTCCGGCTTGGGGTGCAGCTTATGGCTGCCGGATTCATTAGCGGAAATAAGCCATAAAATACACAAATTCCGTTTCAGATCATTGTGTAATATATGCCTCCGAATTGACTTGCTATTATCCTCTTTTAGAGCGAATATGTGTACACCGAAAGGGAAAACACACCAAACGAAAACGGAGGATTTACCATGAACGAGAAGATTGCAAGACAGATTGAAAACGCAAAACGCCAGACCATCGGGGTCGAGGTAGAGATGAACAACATCACAAGGGAGAGAGCGGCGAAGGTCGCAGCCACCCTCTTCGGGACAGGGAGATACGAAAACACAGCCCGCCGGAACGGCTACAGCACTTGGAGCGCATGGGACGCAGACGGAAGGGAATGGAAATTCCAGAAGGACGTCAGCATCGCAGGACCGGACAGCGAACAATGCGAACTGGTCACACCGGTTCTGACCTACGATGACATCCCGCTTTTGCAGGAACTGCTTCGCCAGCTTCGGCATAACAAAGCAGTGAGCCATGCAGGGGTCGGGGCGGGAGTCCACATCCACATCGGGGCAAATGGACATACGCCGCAGACACTTAGGAACCTTGCCAATATCATGGCAAGCCACGAGAGCCTGATCGCTGACGCACTGAACCTTGACCGCAGCCGCATGAACCGCTACTGCCGCACAGTAGATCCACGGTTCCTAGAACAGGTCAACCGCAGGAAACCTACCACGATGGCACAGCTTGCGGACATCTGGTACACTTCGCAGGGTGCAAGCTACGGCAGGAGCCATCATTACAACGATAGCCGCTACCATATGCTCAACTACCATGCGACCTTTACGAAGGGCACGATTGAATTCCGCCTCTTCCAATTTGACAGACCCGCAGATGGGAAACGCAACGGCCTCCATGCAGGGCAGCTTAAGGCTTACATCCAGCTCTGCCTCCTCCTTTCCCAGATGGCGAAGGAAGTCAGGACAGCAAGCCCCAAGCCGCAGCAGAACGAGAATCCGAAATACGCCATGCGGACATGGCTTCTCCGCCTGGGATTCATTGGGGATGAATTCAAGACCGCAAGGGAAATCCTCACAAAGCGTCTTGACGGGGATGCCTCCTTCCGAAACGGCAGGGCAGCCGCTTGAAGGGACCGCAGGGGTTAGCCTCCTGCCACCTTACCTTTGACCGCTCCGGCGGTCTTAAGGTGGTAGAAGGGTGATCTCTTCGGAAAGGACGGAAACAAAAATGGAAAAAAGATATTACATCGCTTACGGCAGCAATCTGAACATCCCGCAGATGCGGATGCGCTGCCCATCGGCCAGGGTTATCGGGACTTCGGAGATCAAGGATTATCGGCTTTTGTTTAAAGGTAGCAAGACCGGCTCCTATCTGACCATTGAGCCGAAGGAAGGCAGCAGGGTTCCGGTGGTGGCATGGTCGGTGACTGCGGGGGACGAAGCGGCGCTTGACCGCTATGAGGGATTCCCCGCTTTCTATTACAAAAAAGAAATGGAGCTGCCCATTAAAGGAATCCGCTCCGGCAGGGTGCGGAAACGCAGGTGCTTCGTGTACATCATGCACGAGGACCGGCCGCTTGGACTGCCGAGCAGCCAGTACCTCAGAACCTGCAGGGACGGCTACCGCAGTTTTGGATTTGATGAGAAATTTCTGAAATGGGCATATATTGACAGCGGCATGGAAGGAGATGCGAAGGATGAAGGATAGGGTTGCAAGAATCAAGATTTGTCCGAAATGCGGCAGGAGCTATTACGGTGCCCCTGCCCTCTCCAGGGCGGACAATGAAACGCTGATCTGCCCGGACTGCGGGACACGGGAGGCACTGGAGAGCATCGGTGTGGATGAAAAGGAGCAGGAAGAGATTCTTGCCACCATCCATCGCTGTACGCAGCCATAATCTACACAGTTTCTTCCGCGGATATTTGTGCAGATTATACTCCGAATTAACTTGCTATTATGTGCTGTTAGAGCGAATATGTACCTACCGAAAGGGAAAACACAACAAACGGAGGTACACACCATGAAGAAGATTGAACTTTTTGAAAGAGCCATTGCAGAGCAGGCAGGGAGCCTTAAGGATTGGGGAATCAATCCGACACTGTTTTGGGCTTATCGGAGCAGCATTGAGACAGGAAATGATGAGATAAATTTTGATGATGTCATTTGGGACTACGACATCCCGGAGATTGTTAAAACCCTCAAGGAAAACAACATCAGCGAGTTTACCATCAGCAGCACCTTTTCAAGCCTGATTCCGACCCTTGCGGAATTGGAAAAGCACGGATTCCAGATGGCGGGGCTTACTGAGGTCAGGGCAAAGTATACAGACTGGCAGACAGGCGAGCGGGCGGTGATTTCGGCAATCCGGATTCAGAGCATTTAAGGAGGCGAAGATTATGTGGTACGAAGGAAGCATTAAGGTTGGAAACAGTATTTTCCACTATTGGGTAAAAAGTTATGACGAGCCGAGCGAAACCTACGGCATGGAAGGCGGCCACATTTCCAAAGCGACGCTGAAGCGGAACGGGCAGATTGTTTACAACTACGACAGGGGGCTGGATATTGCGCCGGCCGATGCGGAAACGGAAACCGCACTTGCGATTCTGATGAAAGATTACAACTAAGGATTCTAAAACTAAATATTCCAGAGTACGGAAGCCGCGTGGCTTCTGTATCTCGTAACGATAGATTGACGGCTTGCCATACGGCAGGGCATTTTTTATGTCATTTTTGAGGAGGTGACGGCGGTGGCGATGCGAAAACTGAAAAAATATAAACCAACGAAGTTCAAAGCAAAGGACTCTGTGTACAGTAAGGAAATGGCGGACTATGCGGTATCCTTCATCGAGTGCCTCTGCCATACCAAAGGAACCTGGGCGGGAAAGCCATTTGAACTGATCGACTGGCAGGAGCAGATCATCCGGGATATTTTCGGGACGCTGAAGCCCAACGGGTACCGGCAGTTCAACACAGCGTATATTGAGATACCAAAAAAGCAGGGAAAATCGGAGCTTGCGGCTGCGGTTGCCCTGCTTTTATGCTGCGGTGACGGGGAGGAACGCGCCGAGGTGTACGGCTGCGCCGCTGACCGGCAGCAGGCCGCTATTGTATTTGACGTGGCGGCGGATATGGTGCGGATGTGTCCGGCGCTCAATAAGCGTGTGAAGATACTGGCATCGCAGAAACGGATCATCTACACGCCGACCAACTCCTTCTACCAGGTGTTGTCGGCGGAGGCGTATTCCAAGCACGGCTTTAACATCCACGGGGTGGTGTTCGATGAACTGCACACGCAGCCGAACCGGAAGCTGTTTGACGTTATGACGAAAGGCTCCGGCGACGCCCGGATGCAGCCGCTTTACTTCCTGATCACCACGGCGGGGACGGATACCAACTCCATCTGCTATGAGACACACCAGAAGGCAAAGGACATCCTGGCCGGCAGGAAAATCGACCCGACCTTCTATCCCGTAATTTATGGGGCGGAGGAATCGGATGACTGGACGGACCCGAAGGTGTGGAAGAAAGCAAATCCGTCCCTCGACATCACGGTGGGGATTGACAAGGTCAAAGCTGCCTGCGAATCCGCAAAGCAGAATCCGGGAGAAGAAAACTCTTTCCGGCAGCTCCGTCTGAACCAGTGGGTGAAACAGGCGGTACGGTGGATGCCGATGGACAAATGGGATGCCTGCGCCTTCCCTGTTTCCGAGGACGACCTGGAGGGGCGCGTCTGCTACGGCGGGCTGGACTTGTCATCCACCACGGACATCACGGCGTTTGTGCTGGTGTTCCCTCCAATGGATGAGGAGGACAAATATTGCGTCCTCCCCTACTTCTGGATTCCAGCGGAAACGCTGGAACTGCGCGTCCGGCGCGACCGTGTCCCTTACGATGTATGGGAGCGGCAGGGATTTTTGCAGACCACGGAAGGCAACGTGGTGCATTACGGCTACATTGAGAAATTCATCGAGCGGCTTGGGGAACGGTTTAATATCCGGGAGATTGCCTTTGACCGTTGGGGCGCTGTACAGATGGTACAGAACCTTGAGGGCATGGGATTTACGGTAGTTCCCTTCGGGCAGGGTTTTAAGGATATGTCCCCGCCCACCAAAGAGTTGATGAAGCTGACGCTGGAGCAGAAAATTGCTCACGGCGGGCATCCGGTTCTGAGGTGGATGATGGACAACATCTTCATCCGCACGGACCCGGCCGGGAACATCAAAGCAGATAAGGAAAAATCCACAGAGAAGATTGACGGGGCGGTTGCTACCATCATGGGGCTTGACCGTGCCATCCGCTGTGGGAATGAAACGGGGGCTTCTGTTTATGACAGCAGGGGCCTCCTGGTATTCTGATGTCCTGTTCGTCATAATGTACACAATTTCCTTTCCGTATTTTTGTGCAGTTTATGTTTGGAATTAACTTGCTATTATCCTCTTTCAGAGCGAATATGTGTACTACCAAAAGAAAAAAACACAAAACGGAGGAAAAAACATGACCACAAAATTTTATCTGGACGGAAAGAAAATAACAAGGAAGGCAGTGAAGGAGCAGGTTGGCGAGGAGCGGCTGAAAAAGATGCTGGCGGAGGCAAAGAAAACCTTCATGGAGGACCCGCTGATTGAAATTGACTTTTTTATCGGCATAGGGATGTTGACAATTGAATTCAAATAAAATGGGATGTATGGCGACAGACGGGCACCGCTTTGGCGGTGCCTTTCTTCTGCCTATTTTTAGGAGGGAGCGTGGTTTCTATGGGAATTTTAAACGGTTTATTTCGGGCAAGGGATGCCCCTAAGAACCGGACGAGCGGCAGCGCCTACAGCTTTTTCATGGGCGGCAGCACCAGCGGCAAGCGGGTAAACGAGCGTTCCGCCATGCAGATGACGGCGGTGTATTCCTGCGTCCGTATCCTGTCGGAAGCGGTGGCGGGGCTGCCCCTGCATCTATATAAATACACGGACAGCGGCCGCAGGGAGAAGGCAGTGGAACATCCGCTGTATTTCCTCCTGCATGACGAACCGAACCCGGAGATGACTTCCTTTGTGTTCCGGGAAACGCTGATGACGCACCTCCTGCTGTGGGGCAATGCCTACGCCCAGATCATCCGCAACGGCAAAGGCGAGGTCATGGCGCTGTACCCGCTGATGCCGGACCGGATGACGGTAGACCGGGATGAAAAGGGGCGGCTCTATTACGAATACGCCACAAGCTCGGATGACGCGCCCATCAACAAAAAATCGACCGTAAAGCTGTCCCCATTGGATGTGCTGCACATCCCCGGTCTTGGGTTTGACGGGCTGGTGGGTTATTCCCCGATTGCGATGGCAAAGAACGCCATCGGCATGGCGATTGCCTGTGAGGAATACGGGGCGAAATTCTTCGCCAACGGCGCACAGCCGAGTGGCGTGCTGGAGCATCCGGGGACCATCAAAGACCCAAGCCGGGTGCGGGAAAGCTGGCAGAACACCTTCGGCGGCAGCCAGAATGCCAACAAGGTGGCTGTTTTGGAGGAGGGCATGAAATACACGCCTATCTCCATTTCTCCGGAACAGGCGCAGTTTTTAGAAACGAGGAAATTCCAGATCAATGAGATCGCGAGGATTTTCCGTGTACCTCCGCACATGGTGGGCGACCTGGAAAAGAGCAGCTTTTCCAACATCGAGCAGCAGTCGCTGGAGTTTGTAAAATACACCCTCGATCCGTGGGTGTCCCGGTGGGAGCAGTCTATGGTGCGTTCCCTGCTGACAGTGGAGGAAAAGAAACAGTATTTTATCAAGTTTAACGTGGACGGCCTCCTGCGGGGGGATTACCAGAGCCGCATGAACGGCTATGCCATCGGACGGCAGAACGGCTGGATGAGTGCCAACGACATCCGGGAGCTGGAGAACCTCGACCGCATCCCGGAGGAACTGGGCGGCGATCTGTATCTGATCAACGGGAACATGACCAAGCTGCAGGACGCAGGCATTTTTGCGGGGACATCCACAGAAAACGGAAAGGAGAATTCAGAGGATGAAAACGAAGAAGTTCTGGAAGTGGAGGAACCAGGCGGGGACGGAAACGGTCCCGGCGGAGCGGACTCTGTTCCTAAACGGCACCATCGCGGAAGATAGCTGGTTTGACGATGACGTCACGCCGCAGCTATTCAAGGATGAACTGAATTCCGGCACGGGTGACATTACCGTGTGGATCAACAGTCCCGGAGGTGACTGCGTGGCGGCAGCACAGATTTATAATATGCTTTCCGCCTACAACGGCAAAGTGACCGTCAAGATTGATGGTATTGCGGCAAGTGCCGCTTCTGTCATTGCAATGGCGGGCGATACCGTCCTGGTATCCCCGGTTTCCATGCTGATGATCCATAACCCGGCGACCGTTGCCTTTGGCGACCATGCGGAGATGCAGAAAGCCATCGATATGCTGTCCGAGGTGAAGGAATCCATCATCAACGCCTACGTCTTAAAAACGGGGCTGTCCCGTGCAAGGCTCTCCCACCTGATGGATGCGGAAACCTGGATGGACGCCAATAAAGCGGTGGAACTTGGGTTTGCGGACGGCATCATCCAAAGGGCGGCGCTTGCCGCAGAGGATGAGGAGAAAGAGCCGGATGAGGAGGGAGATGGATCCGGGGATGGCGGTTCCCAGGAAGAGGAAAAGAAGAAACCGCCTGCATCCGAGGCGATGCTGTTCTCCCGCAGGGCGGTCAACAACGCCCTCATGAATAAGCTGGAGAAGTATTACAGCAGACCAAAACCGAACATTGATGTGCAGGCTCAAATCTCTGCGGAAAACATAGATACCGGACGCCCCGTGAGCGAGATCATGGAGCGTCTTTCTTTTATCAAAAAATTCATCTGAGGAGGAATACCACTATGACGATTATGGAACTGATGCAGAAGCGCGCGAAGGTGTGGGAGAAAGCAAAAGCCTTCGTGGAAGCCCACGAGACGGAGAACGGCACCCTGTCCGCAGAGGACAACGCCGCTTATATGAAGATGGAACAGGAGATCGAGGACCTGACCGCTGCTATCGACCGCCAGCAGAGGGCGGAGCAGATGGAGCAGAGGCTGAATGCACCTACCAATGCCCCGCTGACGGGCCGACCGGGGAGCGGCGCTGCCGGGGCCGGCAAGACCGGCCGTGCCTCCGATGAGTACAAGGCAGCCATGATCGGGGCTTTCCGCTCCAACTTCCGCAACGTGTCTAATGTCCTGCAGGAAGGGGTGGACACAGACGGCGGTTACCTGGTGCCGGAGGAATACGACCGCAGACTGATCGATGTGCTGGAGGAGGAAAATATCATGCGTTCCCTCGGTACGAAGATCACCACCAGCGGGCAGCACAAGATCAATATCGCGGCGACCAAGCCTGCTGCAAGCTGGATCGAGGAAGGTGGCGCGCTGACCTTCGGGGACGCCACCTTCGCACAGATTTTCCTGGATGCCTACAAGCTGCACGTTGCCATCAAGGTGACGGAGGAGCTTCTGTACGATAACGCCTTCAACCTGGAGAACTATATCATCACGCAGTTTGGCAGGGCGCTTGCCAATGCGGAGGAGGATGCGTTCTTAAACGGCGATGGAACCGGGAAACCTCTCGGCCTCTTTGCGGAAACGGGAGGCGGCACGGTGGCGGATACGCTGACGGCGGCTGTGAAGTCCGATGACCTGATCAGCCTTGTGTATGCCCTCAAGCGCCCGTACCGCAGGAAGGCGTCCTTCATCCTGAACGACCAGACCCTTGCTTCCCTGCGGAAGCTGAAAGACAACAACGGCGCGTATATCTGGCAGCCTTCCTACCAGGCGGGCGAGCCTGACCGTCTGCTTGGCTATACGGTACACACCTCCGCCTATGCCCCGGCTGACGCCATCGCCTTTGGCGATTACAGCTATTACAACATCGGCGACCGCGGCACCCGTTCCTTTGCGGAACTGAAGGAACTGTTCGCCGGCAACGGCATGGTCGGTTTTGTGGCGAAGGAGCGCGTGGACGGAAAACTGGTGCTGCCGGAGGCGGTGCAGATCCTAAAGCTCCATACCGCAGCCGCAGGTTAAGGAAGGGGGATGCCGGATGGCGCTGATTACACTGGAAGAAGCAAAGAAATATCTCCGCGTGGATTCCACGGATGAGGACGCCCTGGCCGGCATCCTCTTATCCTCCGCGGAGCAGCTCTGCGTGGATGTGGCGAGGCTGTCGCAGGAGCAGTGGGCTGCCATCAATGCGGATGGGGATACAGAAAACAATTTTTACACGGAATCGGAACTGGAGCAGGTGCGTTCCGTGATGCGTGTGGCGGTTTTATACGCCCTCGGTTATCTCTATGAACACCGGGAGGAGGCAGACCACCATGCGCTGACGCTGACCCTCCGGTCTGTACTGTTCGCAGTCCGGGAAGGGGTGGATTTCTGATATGGAGATTGCAAGGATGAATGAGCGCATCACCTTCCAGAAGAATTCCGTGGTGGCGGATGCCATCGGAAACCACAAAAATGTGTGGACGGATTATTTTTCCTGCTATACCTACGCATCCACCTATGAAAAAGCGGAATCTGTCAATGAGGTGACCACGGAGGAACAGGGCGTGACCTTCTGCTGCCGGTACTGCCCGGAACTTGCGTGTGTCTCGTCCACAGGCTACCGTATCCTGTTCCACGGGGAAATCTACAACATCCAGTCTGTGGACAGGATGAACTACCAGCGGAAGGAATTGAAGTTTAAAGCAGTAAGGGAGGTGCGCTGATGGAAAGACGGATACAGGCAGGCCAGTTGGCGGACGCCGTGATGAAGGAACTGGAGGAGTACGCTGAATTTGTGTCGGAGGATATGAAAGCGGCGGTCAAGAACGCCGGGGATACGGCGCGCAAGGAGATTGCGTCATCCGCCCCGCAAAATACCGGCGCTTATGCGAAAAGCTGGTCAGTTAAGAAAACAAAGGAAAGCTCCAGCGCGGTGGAAGTGACTGTGTATTCCCGGAACCGCTACCAGCTTGCCCATCTGCTGGAACATGGCCACGCCAAGCGGAACGGCGGGCGGGTTGCTGCCCGTCCCCATATCGCCCAGGCGGAGGAAACAGCCGTGGAGCAACTGGAGCGTGAGATCGAAAGGAGCCTGCGTCATGGATGATCTGCTGAAACTATTAGAAGAAATGGATATCCCCTTTGCCTATGACCACTTTGCGGAGGGGGAATCCCCAGCGCCGCCTTTTCTCTGTTACCTGTTGCCGGAGAGCGACAACTTCGCCGCAGACGGCAGGGTGTATTTCAAAGCGGCGGTAGTCAATCTGGAACTGTACACCGATTATAAGGACTTGACGGTGGAGCAGAAGGTGGAAGCGGTGCTTGACCGGCACGGCATCTTTTATGAGAAATCCGAGGTGTGGATCGAATCGGAGAAGCTCTATGAAGTCCTGTACACATTTGAAACGGAGGTCTGATTTTTATGGGAAACAAAGTGAAATACAACCTGAAAAATGTCCATGCCGCAAAGCTGACGGAAACCGTCACGGACGGCGTGAGCGCATTTACCTATGCCGCGCCCAAGGCCGTCCCCGGCGCGGTGAGCATCAGCCTGGATGCCGAGGGGGAATCCAGCCCCTTCTATGCGGACGGCATTGTCTACTTCCGCAGCGTGACCAACAACGGCTACAGCGGCGACCTGGAGATCGCCCTCATCCCGGAGTGGTTCCGCACGGAAATCCTGCAGGAAACGCTGGATGGGAAAGGCGTGCTGGTGGAGAACAGCGGCGTGGGCGAGAGCGTGAAGTTCGCCCTGCTCTTTGAGTTTGACGGGGACGTGAACGCCATCCGCCATGTGCTGTATAACTGCACGGCCTCCCGCCCGTCCATTGAGTCGGAAACCAAAGAGGACACCATTGAGCCGGGGACGGAGACGCTGTCCATTACCGCAGACCCCCGTTCCGATGGGCTGGTCAAGGCGAGGACGGGCGACACCACGGACGCTTCCACCTATGCCAACTGGTATAAGGAAGTGTATATCAGCGCAGGCAGTACAGAAACGCAGGAATAAGGAGGGCATAGGCAATGATCAAACGGGAAATTGAGATCAGCGGGAAAAAGGTGCCGTTCCGTTCCTCTGCCACCATCCCCCGCCTGTACCGGGCGAAATTCAAACGGGACATCTTCAAAGACCTGTCCAAGCTGGAGAAATCCTATAAAGGCAAGACGGAAGACGGGAATGAGTTCCAGATTGAGGATTTGGAGATTTTTGAGAACGTGGCCTACATCATGGCGTACCATGCGGACAATTCCATCCCGCCCACCATTGAGGAATGGCTGGACCAGTTCGATATGTTCTCCATTTATGAAGTGCTGCCGCAGATCCTGGAACTGTGGGGCGATAACCTCATGACGGATGTGACGGCAAAAAAAGGGCTGGCAGAAGTGAGCGGGAAATGACCACGCCGCTGTTCCTTCTGCGTTGTGTGGAGATCGGCATTTCCATCCGTGACCTGGACCTGCTCACCATCGGGCTGGTATTGGACGTATGGACGGAAAAAGCCAATGACGGCGTGAAATACAAAAGGATTGCAGGCCAGGAGGATTTCGATAAATTTTAAGCACAGAAAAAAGCGCCGGTGCAAATCGGCGCTTTTACGGTATGCCTTATTCAGATTCACTGGTTTCTTCCAGCTGGCGGCTGATATCCATCCCGCCATAAAGAATACGGGATATCGATACCGTGTGTGTTTCATTGTTGACGGTATAAAACAGCAGGTAATTCTTTACCGGCAGGAAACGCACGCCCCGGCTGTGCCACGGTTCATCCCTGTAAAGAGGGTTGCGCTCCGGCATGGACGCAAGGGAGCGTGCGCCCTGTATGATCTTCTGATACATACTACGGGCTGTATCAGGAGCAAGCAGTGAATCAGAAATATATTCATAAATATTTTTTAAGTCCTGCTGTGCCTGGAGGGTGTAAACGATCTTCATCTTCATATGCCGTACAGTCTCCTCATTTCAGCTTCTACTTCATCTGCGGAGACAACGCGGCCTGCTGCAATATCGTCCATGCCCTTCTGAAGCTCAATGTCAATCTGCTCTTTCGTCATGCCGCCGATTGCGACCGGTTTCGCTGCAGGGAGCTTCATTTCAAACGGTATGCCATGCTGGAGGACAACCTGCTTCAGGAACATCCCGATTGCATTGGACATCGGAATCCCAAGCTGGTTCAGGATTGCCTCGGCCTGTTCCTTTGTTTCAGGATCGACTCTTGTATATACATTTGCGGTTCTGGATGCGGTTCGTGCCATGATAATCACCTCGCTTTGATTTTCTGGCTTTATTATACCACTGTTGCTTGCTGAAAGCAATCTATAAGCAATTATTTTACAAAATGTTCACTGATTTTGAAGGAGATGAGGAAGCATGGCAAACAGGATCAAAGGCATTACGGTGGAAATCGGCGGTGACGCCACGGGGCTTGACAAGGCGCTGAAGGGCGTCAATTCCTCCATCACAAAAACGCAGTCCGCCTTAAACGATGTGAACCGCCTGTTAAAGCTCGACCCCTCCAACACGGTGCTGGTGGCACAGAAGCAGGAGCTTCTGGCGCAGGCGGTCAGCCAGACGGAGGAAAAGCTGTCCGCCCTGGAATCCGCCCAGGAACAGGTGACGGCAGCGTTCCAGCGGGGCGACATCGGTGCGGACAAATACCAGGCGTTCCAGAGGGAAATTGAAGAGACGCGGGGAAAGCTGAATAAATACAAAGCTGACCTGTCGGATTTGCAGACGGAGCAGGACAGCCTGTCCACCAATACCGCAAGGCTGGAGAAGCTGTTCGCGGCGACCGGGACGGAAGTGGATGATTACGCGGACGTCCTCGGAAGCCGGCTTGTCTCCGCCATTAAGAATGGGACTGCCAATTCCGACCAGTTAAAGACCGCCATCGAGAAGATCGGGAAGTCGGCAACAGGCGGGAAAGCGGACATCCGGCAGCTTACGGACGCCCTGGATACCGTGGACGACGGGGAAACCATCCGCAACCTCATCGAACAGCTTAACGATGCCGGGGATGCCGCGGAGGATACGGCGGAGGATATCGGGCAGATCGCGGAGAATACCAAAGGCGCGGCGCTCATGCAGGCGGCGGACCAGCTTTCCGCCGTGGGAGACAAGATACAGGACATCGGTGAGAAGGCGCTGGATGCCTACTCGGATACGGAAAACGCCGTCACGAAGGTCAATGCCTACTTTGGCGAGACCGGGAAGGCAGCCGAGCAGTCCGCATCTGTCATTAAAAACGTGTATTCTGCTGGAGTGGGTGAAAGCATGGACGCCGTGGCGGACGCGGTTCTCATGGTAAAAAAGAACCTGGGCGATCTTTCCGACACCGACCTGACCAACCTGACGCAGCAGGCCATCACGCTGGAGGAACTGTACGGCATCGACATGAACGAGACCCTCCGGGGCGTCAACTCCCTGATGCAGCAGTACGGGCTGACGGCGCAGGAGGCGATGGACTACATCGTGGTGGGGACGCAGAACGGCCTGGACAAGACCAACGAGCTGGGCGACAACCTTTCGGAGTATGCGGGCAAGTTTGCGCAGGCAGGCTATTCCGCATCGGAGTATTTCCAACTGCTGAACAATGGTCTGGATAACGGCGCCTACAACCTGGACAAAGTCAATGACGCCATTAACGAAGTCACCACTCGTCTGGCGGACGGCACCATCGGTGATTCCATCGGGCTGTTCTCCACGAAAACGCAGGAGCTTTTCACCTCCTGGCAGAACGGCGGGGCGACGCAGAAGGAAGTCATCGACTCCATCGTGGCGGACATCGGCAACTGTACCAACCAGCAGGAGGCACTGAATCTTGCGGCGCTGGCGTTCGGGACAATGGCCGAGGACGGGAATCTCAAATTCATCACGTCCCTCACTTCCGTGGGAAACACCTATGACAGCGTCAAAGGCTCCGCCCAGGGGATGTTCGACGCGACCACCACGCCCATGCAGGAGATGGAGTCCAACACAAGGAAGCTGCAGCAGGCGCTCGTGCCGCTGGGCGAAAAGCTGGCGGAGCTGGCAAATGCCATTCTTCCCCCGCTGGTTTCGGTCATCACTGCCATCGGCGGTTGGTTTGAACGCCTGCCGGGGCCGGTGCAGAACTTTGTGGTCATCCTCGGAGCCCTGCTCGCGGCCTTTACCGCGCTGACCCCGGTGATCGCCGCCATTTCCGTGTCGATGGGGGCATTGAACCTTTCCATGCTGCCGATCATTGCGGTCATTGCGGCGGTGGCGGCTGCCATTGCGGGGATTATCGCTATTATCCAGAACTGGGGCGCAATTACGGAGTGGTTCGGAAATTTGTGGAATACCGTCTGTACCGGCATCGGCTCGATGGTGGAGACATTAAAGGCATGGTTCTCTGGCCTGTGGACACACCTGCAGGGTGTGTGGGACGGCATCTGCAACGTCGTGCAGACAGCGGTGATGCTGCTCGGCTCCATCATCCAGGGGGCGGTGGACATCATCACCCTTCCCTTCCGGCTGATCTGGGAGAACTGCAAAGACATCGTGGTTTCGGCATGGAATGCGATCCAGTCGGCGGTGTCCTCGGCAATCAATGCGGTTTCCAGCGTGGTTTCCTCCGTGATGGGGGCAATCAAAAATGTCATTTCCACGGTGTGGGATGCCATCAGCACAAAGGTATCCACAGTGGTGAATGCCATCAAAACTGTAGTGACAACGGTGTTCAATGCGATTAAATCGGTGGCGTCTTCTGTGTGGAACGGCATCAAATCCGTGATCTCCACAGTGGTGGACGGGATCAAGAGCAAGGTATCTTCTGTGTTCAACGCACTGAAAAGTACCGTAAGCTCCATCTTCAACGGGATCAAATCCGTGGCGACTTCCGTTTGGAACGGTGTGAAGAGTGCAATCACCACGCCAGTGGAGGCAGCGAAAAATACCGTCAAAGGGTCGCTGGATAAGATCAGCAGCTTTTTCGCGGGCTGCAAGCTCCAGCTCCCCCATATCAAGCTGCCGCATTTCAAGATTTCCGGCAGCCTGTCCATCTCCCCGCCCAGCGTCCCGCACCTGTCCATTGACTGGTATAAGGAAGGCGGCATCATGGCGAAACCGACCATTTTCGGCATGAACGGTTCCTCCCTCATGGCGGGCGGCGAAGCTGGCAAGGAGGCAGTCCTTCCACTGAAAGGCTTCTATGACCAGTTGGAGACCATCCTTGCAAGCAGGCTGGATACCAGCGCGGTGGAAAAGTACCTCGCCATCATTGCGGAAAACAGCGGCAAGGGCATCTACCTGGACGACGGGACGCTGGTGGGGCATCTGCTCCCTGCCATCGACGGCGGCCTTGGGAAAACACAGAAACTGCAAAGGAGGCTGAGTTTATGATTGCGGATGTATCTTTTGATGGAACTTCCCTGTTCAGCATGGGGTGGCTCCGGGAAAGCGTGGATTTCCCCACGCCGCAGTCCCAGACCAATACGATTGTGGTGCCGGGGCGCAATTCCCCCATCCGGTTTACCGAGGCTCTTGGGCGGGTGTCCTACCAGACCCGGAGCTTTTCCATCACCTTGTCCATGCTTGGGACGAGGGAGAAATTCAATGCGATGGTCGGGGTGCTGGCGAACCGCTATGCGGGGAAGCTCACGAAAGTTATCTTAAACGAGGAACCGGGGCTGTTTGCCATCGGTACACTGGAACTGGAGCCTGCCTATGACCCGCTAACGGGCAGGGGGCAGATGGCAGTTTCCTGCTCGGACGGGGATTCATACCGCTACCACACGGAGGAAACCGTGATTCAGGTTACGGGCGGCGGTATTCTTTTACTCACGAATGACGCCATGCCTGTGGTGCCGACGGTGACGGTAATGGCGGAAACTGCCCTTGCATGGAGCGCAGGCGGAGATACCTTCCAGAAATCCGTCAGTGCCGGGACATGGACGTTCCCGGAACTGGAACTTGGCGCAGGGGATAATCATGTTGAGATTACGACGGAGGGCAGCGTCACTTTCCGCTACCGGGAGGGACGATTATGAGCATTTTCCGTGTGTATGTGGATGGGCAGCTATTCTACCATCCCCGCCTGTCACAGCTTGCCATTACGGAAGCGAAGGTGCAGGAGGATGCGGAGAACATCGACAGCCTGACCCTGTCCGCTCCGTTCAGCCATCCGTACCTTACAGCCATCAAACCGATGGCTTCCGTCATCCTCTGCAAAAAGGATGAACAGACCGTATTCGAGGGGCGGGCGCTGGATGACGGCAGCGATTTTTACAATACCCATACTTGGACGTGCGAATCCTGCCTTGCCTATCTGAAGGACACGGTGCAGCCTCCCTATGACTACCAGGGGACCCTACGGGGACTTTTTGAGAAGTTCCTCTCGGTGCATAACGCCGTCGTGGAGGAGAAAAAGCGGTTTGTCCTTGGCAATGTTACGGTCACGGACAATAACGACTACATTGCCTATAGCAATTCGGATTACTCCGTGACTATGGACGCCATCCGGGAGAAGCTCATCGATACCCACGGAGGATATCTGCTGGTGCGGTATGGGGATGGCGTGAAGTATCTGGACTACCTCGCGGATTTTTCTGACCGCTCCCTGCAGGCCGTGGAGTTTGGGAAGAACCTCACTGATGTGAAGATCACCCGCGACCATACGGAGCGTGTGACCGCACTGATTCCTTTGGGGGCGAAGAAAACTGATACCGACGAAGATGGGAATGAAACGGAGACGGAGGAGCGCGTCACCATTGAAGCCGTGAATGACGGCGTAAATTATGTATTTGATGAAGATGCGGTCAAGGAGATCGGCTGGATATGGGCAACAGAGGTATGGGATGACGTCACGCTCCCGGCAAACCTCCTGCGGAAAGCCAAGGCGCGGATTGCGGAACTGGCAGAAGGCGTCACCAGCATGGAACTGACCATCGTGGATGAATCGGATACCGGGGCGGACATCGGGGATATCCGGGCGCGGATGTATGTGCGGTGTATCAGCAGACCCCACGGCATTGACGGGACGTACCTCTGCCTTTCCCGGACGCAGGATTATCTCGACCCCTCCGGCAACACCATCACCATCGGGGCTTCCGGGGTGCGGCTTACCACGGCCACGGCAAAACAGAACCAGAGCATCTCCGCACTGGAGGAGGATATCCTGGGGCAGACCTCGAAGATCGAGACAATCTCCGGCCGGGTGGACGACATCAACGCCAAGAAGATGTACCGGACGGAGCTTGTGGTAGAGGGCGTGAGCATCTTCCGGGATAAGGGGCAGCAGAGCGTCCTGCGCTGCAAAGTCTATTCCTGGGATAAGGATATCACGGACACGCTCCCCGCGTCCGCTTTCGTGTGGCACCGCAATTCCGGCGACGCTGCCGCTGATGCCGATTGGGATAACCGGCACAGGGAAATGAAATCTGTATATGTAACCACAGAGGATGTGACCGACAACGCATCCTTTTATTGTGAGATCACGATTTAAACAGGAGGGATTTATCATGGCAACTGTACTCACATCCAGCCAGCAGACCTTTGTGGACATCACAGACCAAAGGAAGCTGTCGGCCTACATCACATCGAATTTACCGAAAACGCAGAGCGAGGACCCCAACGTCCTGCCGCACACCTATGCGCCGAACTGGGTGTCAAATAATCTGAAGCTGACCCCGGTGGTGTTCCTCGACCAGACGAACCTGGCGCTGGACGCTTCCGGGCTGACGGTGTCCTGGAAACGCAAGGACGGTACCGGGGCAGAGACGGCACTCACCTCCGGGGAGAGCGTGTCCGGCGGCATCCTGACGGTAAACGCCAATAAGCTGGCGGACTCGCCCTCCGGGATGATCACCTACCTCTGCTATATCAGTTATTACGATGCGGAAACGAAGAACACGGTCAACATCTCGGCAGATATCACCTACACGCTGGTGCGGAACGCGGAGAATGCCCGCCTCGCCTATGTCATGGCAGACACTTATGTGTTCAAGTATGACGCCAGGTCCGTCCTGGTGGGCGCTTCCCAGGCAACACTTACCGCACAGGTACAGGGCGTGAACATCGCAAAATGGCAGTATAAGAATAGTTCCGGCGAATGGGCGGATTACCCGGCTACTTCCGATAACAGCAGCATCACGGGCGGGACCCTTGTGGTGAAGCCTGCCCACAGTGTATTTGTGGGCAACGTGGCGCAGATTAAGCTGGTGACGGATGACCCGGATGTCTACGATACCGTCAGCATCACCAAGATGTATGACGGCTCCCAGGGCGAACCCGGCTCGGCCGGTACGGGAGGGCTGTCGGTCATCCTGGGCAATGAGGCACAGGCCATTGCCTGTACCTCCGGCGGGCTGGTGGCTGTGGCGATGGAGATCACGGTTCCCTTCACGGCGTATACCGGCATCACGCAGACGGCCTGCACCTGCACGGTGGGGACGCTCCCTTCCGGCGTGACGGTCAAGAGCAATACGGCGGCAACAGCGTCGGCAGCGGGCTCCGTGGTGCTGGCAGTAGCGGCAAACGCCACCCTGGGCGGGGCTTCCGTGCTGAACGGGATCATTGACCTGACGTTTACCGTATCGGGGGCTTCTGTCACGAAGCAGTTCTCCTGGTCGAAATCCAATAAGGGCAGCAACGGCGCAAGCGGGGCCAATGCCATCGTGTTCTCCGTGTATGCGCCGGAAGGCACGGTGGTCATGAACCAGTCCGGCAGCCTGTCCCTCGCGGCGGCGGGCTATGACGGGGCATCGGAGATCACCACCGGGGCTACTTACCAGTGGGCGCGATACACGGGCGGCCAGTGGGTAAATATCAGCGGGGCGACTTCCTCCACGCTGGCGGTTTCCGGCAGCGATATCGTGAACATCCAGTCTTACCGATGCACCATGACCTACAAGGGAAAATCCTATGTGGACGTCATTACGGTGGAGGACAAATCCGACCCTTATGTGTCGGAGATGCTCTCCATCGGCGGTTTTACCGTGAAGAACAACCTGGGCGGCGTGGTCCCCTATGTCATTGTCCGCACCAACCAGAAGGAAGTGGACGCCCTGCTTGGGAACATCTCCGAGACCGCGCCCTCCAATCCCAAGAGCGGCGACCTGTGGTACCAGATCGACCACACGGCAAAGACGGTGACGCTGATGAAGTATAACGGCTCCGCCTGGACAGCCGCCACGGAAACGCAGGAACTGACCTACACCTGGTATGCGCAGGATAAGGACGGGCAGACGGTGGAGTTTGAAAAGACGGGCAAGGTGATCTACCTGTCCGCTGCGGACATCGACAGCATCTTGACTTTGCAGTGTGACGTTTCCAACTGAGCGGGGGTGAGGGCATGGCACTTGTAACCTGCTGTCAGGCGACCTTCCAGAACTTCTCCGGCTATGAGGAGGATATCTCCGCCCTGCAGGTGAACGTGCGGGAATGCTACTCGGAGATCACCAAGACCTCGGAGCAGATCAACCTTGCCGTCCGGGAGGAATACCTCACCCGGACGGAGATGGAGGCCATCCAGCGGGATTTTGAAACGAGCATTACACAGAACAGCACGGAGATCCGCATGGATTTTACCCAGGCGACGGATGAAATCAAGGATACTGTGGCAGCCAACCAGGCGCTTCTGGAGGAGTACATCCGTTTCCGGGGCGCGCTCATCGAGCTTGGCAAGGTGGGGAACGCCTTCACGGCGGAGCTTTCCAATGAGGAACTGGCGTTCAAGGAGAATGGGCAGAAGATCGCCTACATCTCCAACCAGTCGCTGGTCATTACCAACGCAGAGATTCGCAACAAGCTGTCCCTGGGCAATGAGAGCCGGGGCTGGTTTGACTTCATCCCAAGGACCAACGGGAACCTCTCCATCAAGTGGAGGGGACCGGTGGGATAACGGCAGCTTCTATTTTTGTGAGGAAGGGGGAAGAAAAAAATGGCGTCAAGCGGCAGCTTTTCCGGTTCCATCCACAGCGGTCATTATGTCCTGCGGGTGGACTGGACGCAGACAAAAAATGTATCGGCAAACACCAGCACGGTCACGGCGAAACTGTACCTGGTCAATGACTGGAGCTTAAGCATCAACGGCAGGGCAGATAACACCTGCACCATCGACGGGACGCAGCAGACCTTTGTGTCCCCGGCGATCAGCAGCACCGGGACACACCTGCTTGGGACAGTAAGCCAGACGGTAAGCCACGCCAGCGACGGCAGCAAGTCCCTGGCAATCTCCGCCGTGTTCAATATCCGCGCCACGTTAAGCGGTACCTATTACGGGAGCATCACGGCAAGCGCGAACATCACGCTGGATTCCATCCCAAGGGCATCCTCGGTATCCGCGCCTAATGGGACGATGGGATCGGCTCTGTCTGTCAGCATCAGCCGGGCTTCTTCCTCGTTCACGCATACGCTGACCTATGCGTTCGGGAATACCAGCGGGACGATTGCCACAAAGACTACGTCTACCTCGGTATCGTGGACGCCGCCGCTAACGCTTGCCAGCCAGATACCGAATACCACCAGCGGCGTGTGTACCATCACCTGCACCACCTATAACGGCAGTACCAGCGTCGGCTCCAAGACCTGTACGCTGACGTTGTCCGTCCCGGCAGGCATGAAGCCCACGATTACCAGCCTGACGGCGGCGCGGATTGACGGGGACGTCCCGTCCTCCTGGGGGATTTATGTGCAGACGAAGTCCAAGGCAAAGCTGGCAATCAACGGGGCGGCGGGGAGCTACGGCTCCACCATCAAGTCGTATTCGATCAGCGGCGGCGGGTACAGCGGCACGGCGTCCACGCTGACCACGGGATTTTTAAACACCTCCGGCACCATTACCTTTACGGCCACGGTGACAGACTCCAGAGGGCGCGTTTCCGCGTCGGCGACGGTATCCATTTCCGTGACCGCCTATTCCCCTCCGTATTTCGATTCCGTCCTGTCACAGCGGTGCTTAAGCAATGGCACGCTGAATGACGACGGGACGTATATCCGGGGGCAGGCGTCCTATGGCTATTCCGCCTGCGGGAACAAGAATACTGTGACACGGTCCGTGAGCTACAAGAAAGCCACGGACAGCACATGGACGGATGCCGGGGTATCGTTCAGCTCCGGCACGGCATTCACGTTCGGTGGTGGCAGTATCTCTACGGAAACCTCCTACGACATCCGCTATACGCTGGCGGATGCGTTCAGCACCATCTCCGTGCAGGACATCGTGTCCACGGCGGCAGTGGTGATGGACTTCAAATCCGGAGGAAAAGGCGTGGCAGTGGGCAAGGTCGCCGAGACGGACAACTGCTTAGAGGTATCCGAGGCGTGGGATGTGAAGGTGTACGGGAAACTGCTGAAGGATTACATCCAGTCCTTCATCAAAACCATGTACCCGGTGGGGAGCATCTATATGAGCATCAACGCTACCAATCCGTCCGCATATTTCGGTGGAACGTGGGTGGCGTGGGGCTCCGGGCGTGTGCCGGTGGGCGTCAATACCTCCGACAGCAACTTTAACACGGTGGAGAAAACGGGCGGTGCATCAACAGTTACACTGACAACCGCACAAATGCCTGCTCATACCCATACATTTACAGGAAGTTCCGCTACCACGAACAGTAAGGGGGCGCATACCCACAATGTTGGACGTGACGGGGATGGCGCATCCGGCGCAAGCACATACACGGTTCACAGCGCCGGTGTGTCCGGTGCAGGGGGAACATCCCCTACAAACAGTGCGGGCGCACATACCCATACGCTTACTGCAAAGGGCACGAATGCCAGTACCGGGGGCGGGGGTTCACATAATAACCTCCAGCCGTATATCACCTGCTATATGTGGAAACGGACGGCATAAGTTCATATTTCGGAAATCTGCGACTGCTCTGCTGAGTGGCCGCTTTTTTCATACACAAAAAATCATTTCAAGAAACGGAGGGTTTCAACATGAAGGAATTCTGGAACACGATCCAACTCATTTTTGCAGCGGTCGGCGGGTGGCTCGGCTACTTCCTCGGAGGCTGCGACGGGCTGCTCATTGCACTGGTCATCTTCGCCGTGGCGGATTACATCACGGGTGTGATGTGCGCTGTCGCGGATAAGAAGCTCAACAGCGAAGTGGGATTCAAGGGTATCTGCCGCAAGGTGCTGATCTTCCTGCTGGTGGGGATTGCGAACATCCTGGATGTGCAGGTCATCGGTACTGGCTCGGTGCTTCGCACGGCGGTGATCTTCTTTTCCCTCTCCAGCGAGGGCGTGAGCTTTTTGGAGAATGCCGCACCCCTGGGGCTGCCAGTACCGGAGAAATTAAAAGAGGTACTGGAGCAGCTCCATGACCGTGCGGAAGCAGAAGACAAGCAGAAGGAGGACGAATAATCATGAAGCTGGTACAGAGTATTCTGACAAAAAATCCCTGCTATACGGCAGGGAGGAAGATCACGGTCAAGGGGCTGATGCTCCATTCTGTGGGATGCCCGCAGCCGAAGGCATCCGTATTCATCAATAGCTGGAACAGCGCGTCCTATGACAGCGCCTGCGTACACGGCTTTATCGATGGGAATGACGGTACAGTGTGTCAGACGCTCCCGTGGAACCACCGGGGCTGGCATTGCGGCTCCGGCAGCAGGGGCAGCGGCAACAATACCCACATCGGGGTGGAAATGTGCGAGCCTGCGTGTATCAAGTACACGTCAGGCTCTAACTTTACCTGTTCTGATGCTGCTACAGCAAAGGCGGTGGCAAAACGTACCTATGAGGCGGCGGTGGAGCTGTTTGCTATGCTTTGTAAGCAGTACAATCTGAATCCGACCGCGGATGGCGTGATTATCAGCCACAGGGAAGGTCATAGCCGGGGAATCGCTTCTAATCATGGTGATCCGGAGCATTTATGGAATGGTCTCGGCATGGGCTATACGATGGACGGGTTCCGTAAAGCAGTAAAGGCGAAAATGAACGGCTCCGGCAGTTCTGGCGGCGACACCGGAACTTCCGGCCTGCAGGCGTCTTCTCTGAAAAATCTGTCTGAGGCGGATGTGATTGCAAAGGTAGGACCGTTGTTTACCGCAGACCAGAAGGCAAGCGGTATCCTGGCATCGGTATCGCTGGCACAGTTTGTCCTGGAGTCCGGCTATGGGAAATCGGAGTTGGCGCAGAATGCAAATAACTGTTTCGGTATGAAGAAGTCCCTGTCCGGGAATACCTGGAGCGGCTCCGCATGGGACGGAACTTCGGTGTATACGAAGAAAACGCAGGAATATGAGAACGGTGCGTATGTGACGGTGACAGCAGATTTCCGTAAATATCCGTCTGTGGAGAAATCCATTGCAGACCATTCCGCTTACCTCCTGGGTGCTAAGAATGGCACAAAGCTGCGGTATGATGGCTTGAAAGAATGTAAGGATTACAGAAAAGCGGTGCAGATCATTAAGAATGGCGGCTATGCGACTTCCCCGACGTATGTGGAGAACCTCTGCTCTATTATCGAGAGATGGAACCTCACGCAGTATGACGCGGCTCCCGGTTCAGCATTGGCAGGAAACAATACGAGTTTTTCTGCGGTTCCGTTTTTGGTAAAGGTCATCGTGTCCGATCTGAATTACCGTGACCAGCCTTCTATGGACGGGGCAGTAAAGGGACAGACGGGCAAAGGAACCTTTACCATCACAAAGGTATCCGGCAGTTGGGGGCATCTGAAATCCGGGGCAGGATGGATTTATCTCGGCAATCCGGCATACTGCACGGTTGGCAGCACGGTGGCAGACAGCGGTGCATCCGGCAATGGTACGGCCAATGCAGAGGTTCCGTTTTTGGTAAAGGTCAGCATTACTGATCTGAATATCCGTAAAGGACCGGGAACCAACTATGGCAAGACCGGGAAGTACACAGGCAAGGGTGTGTTTACCATTACCGAGGTAAAATCCGGACAGGGCTCCGATGCCGGTTGGGGAAAGTTAAAGAGTGGTGCAGGCTGGATTGCACTTGACCACTGCACGAAGGTGTAACGGAATATCTGATGGAACGGCAGCGCCCACGGGAGGTCATAATGGCTTTCCGTGGGCGTTATTTTTTTGTTTGTTGTGCTGCGATGCCTACGAGCGGAAATGTGATGCCGCACAGATTAGGTCAATGCAGTCTGAAAATCCAAGCAGATAGGCAAGTGCGCCATAGCGTGCGCCGAGGGCGTTCTGTTCGCTGGCGTGCCGGTCAATTAACAGCCGGGCTTCCCGCGGCAGATCCATTGCATCCAGATTTTCCAAATACTCATCGGACTTTTTACTGATCTGTTGGGATTCCTCATCATTTTTCACAATTTCGTCCAGTGCATCATTTATCCGAATACTCATCAATTGATACAGCGCGGATTTCGTATCCATATGAATTCCTCCTTTCCCCAGTGACAGATATTACCTCTGAAACGGAAGAATATCAACTTGGAAAATAGATTTAATCCCCCTCAAAACGCCATTGAAATCTCCGTATTATGAAGGAGTCATCCTTCAGAACGGAGGAATACCATGCAGGTGACGAAAATCATGGGAGAACAGCAGATACCATTTCCTGCTGTGAAAGTATATACAACAGAGGAATTACAGCGGGAGTATGACTATTATATGGCACAGAAATTATTGAAATCCCTGCTTGATGCGGGACTGATTTCCGCGGGTGAATTTAACAAAATAACCGCAAAAAACCGCCAGACTTTCTCCCCGTATTTGGCTGGGATTATGCCTGAAATAACTTGATATTGCAGGCTTTTAGAGCGAATATGTGACCTACCGAAAGCGAGGTGAGTTGATGAAACGGATTACGAAAATCGAGGAAAACAAAAGCCCTGGAAGAAAGAAAAAATTGAGGGTAGCAGCTTACTGCAGGGTATCGACAGCGAGTGATGAACAGCTTGTCAGCCTTGCGGCGCAAAAGGCTCATTATGAGAATTACATTAAATCAAATGATGAGTGGGAATTTGCGGGCCTTTATTATGATGAAGGGGTGACCGGGACCAAGAAGGAAAAACGGGATGGCCTGCTTTCAATGGTGACAGACTGTGAGCGCGGAAAGATTGACTTTGTTATTACGAAATCAATCAGCCGCTTTGCGCGGAACACGACTGACTGTCTGGAACTGGTCAGAAAGCTGCTCGACCTTAATATTGCCATCTTTTTTGAAAAAGAAAATCTGAACACCGGGTCAATGGAGAGCGAACTGATGCTTTCCATATTGAGCAGCCTTGCCGAGAGCGAGTCGGTGTCCATTTCTGAAAATGAAAAATGGGGCATCAAAAAGCGGTTCCAGAATGGGACATTTATCATCTCCTATCCACCATATGGCTATGACAACGTGGATGGAGAGATGGTCATTGTGTCGGAGCAGGCAGAGATTGTAAAGCAGATTTTCGCAGATACGCTGGCGGGGAAAAGCACCCATGCTATCGCAAATGAACTGAATGCAAAGGGCATACAGACAAAAAAAGGCGGCAAATGGACGCCGGGTACGATAAATGGGATCATTGGCAATGAGAAGTATACAGGTGATGTCCTTTACCAAAAAACCTATACGGACAGCCGCTTTAACCGCCATATAAATTATGGGGAGCATGACCAGTATCTGGTCCAGAACCACCATCCGGCGATTATCAGCCACGAAGAATATGACAGGGCAAATGCCGTGCTGCGGCAGCGGGGTAAGGAAAAGGGGAACGGAAGGGATACGGAAAAATACCAGAACCGGTACTGCTTTTCTGGTCGTATTCAGTGTGGGGAGTGCGGAGGCACATGGAAGCGCAGAATCCATTATAAACCAAGCGGCTCTTACATTGCATGGTGCTGTGCAAACCATCTGGCGGACAAGAATAGCTGCTCCATGAAATATATTACGGACTCGGCATTGAAACGTGCGTTTGTAACCATGATGAACAAACTGGTCTTCGGGCATCAGAAGGTACTTTCTCCCCTGCTGCACAGCCTGCGGGGGATGAACGATAAGGCGCAGCTTCTGAAAATACAGGAAATGGAAACGCAGATTGAGAAGAACATGGAGCGGCGGCAGGTATTGACAAATCTGATGGCGGGTGGATACCTTGAGCCTGCTCTTTTTAATAAGGAAAGCAATGCCCTGGCAGCGGAAGCGGAAACTCTGCGGCAGGAAAAGGAAAACCTTATGCATTTCCTTAACGGGAATATGGAAAAGATCGATGAATTGCAAAAACTGGTACGGTTTGTTTCCGGAGGAACAATGCTGACAGCGTTTGAGGATGAAGTGTTCCTTTCTTATGTAGAGCGGGTCACGGTGCATTCGAGGATGGAGGTAATCTTTGAATTAAAATGTGGGTTGTTTCTGAAAGAGAGGCTGGTGGATTAGATGAAACATATACCATACGGATACCGGATTGAAAACGGGATGGCGGTCGTGGATGAAGCGGAGGCTGATACCGTGCGGAAATTTTTTGACTACTACATTTCCGGTCTTGCGCTCATGGCGGCAGCCGAGAAAGCAGGATTGAAACTTTACCACGGGAGCGCCGGACGGATGCTGCGGAATGTAAAATACCTCGGAGATGACTATTACCCGGCGATTATTGATAAGGCGACCTTTGATAAAGCAGAGGAAATCCGGATGAGCCGCGCAAAGGCACTCGGACGTGTGAGAGAACTGGAAGTGAAGCAGGTGGCACCTTTTCCGACAAAGTTTACAATGCCTGCTGTAAAAACAATTTATGAGAATCCTTTTAAACAGGCAGCTTATGCCTACAGCCTGATAGAAAGCGAGGTGGAAGCGGATGGAACTGAATAAGAATATTACGGTGATCCCCGCCCGGAAACGGGTGGGAAATACCGTGACAGCAGAAGAAAAACCAAAACTAAGGGTTGCCGCTTACTGCCGTGTTTCCACGGACAGTGAAGAACAGGCAGGCAGCTACGAGGTGCAGGTGGAACATTACACACAGTTCATCCAGAAGAATCCCGAATGGGAGCTTGCGGGGATATTTGCGGATGACGGAATCAGCGGCTGTAATACCAAGAAACGCAGTGAGTTTATCCGTATGATCGAGGAATGTATGGCTGGCAGGATTGACATGATCATCACGAAATCCATCAGCCGTTTTGCCCGGAACACGCTGGACTGCCTAAAATATATCCGGGAACTGAAAGAGAAGAATATTCCCGTTTTCTTTGAGAAAGAGAATATTAATACGATGGATTCCAAAGGCGAGGTGCTGCTTACCATCATGGCGAGTCTCGCACAGCAGGAAAGCCAGTCCTTGAGCCAGAATATCAAATTGGGATTGCAGTACCGATACCAAAACGGCGAGGTGCAGGTCAACCACAACCGCTTCCTCGGATATACAAAAGACGAGGACGGGCATCTAATCATTGAGCCGACTGAGGCAGAGGTTGTAAAACGCATCTACCGGGAGTATCTGGAGGGCAGCAGTCTGCTCCAGATAGGAAGAGGTCTTGAGGCGGATGGAATCCTGACGGCGGCGGGAAAAGCGAAGTGGCGTCCGGAAACGCTGCGGAAGATTTTGCAGAACGAGAAGTACATCGGAGATGCCCTTTTACAGAAAACCTATACGGTGGATTTCCTTAATAAAAAGCGGGTGCAGAATAATGGAATCGTACCGCAGTATTATGTGGAAAACAGCCATCCACCTATTATCCCCCGCGATCTCTATATGCAGGTGCAGGAGGAAATGGTGCGTCGGGCAAACCTCCACAGCGGGGAGAAACGGAAGAAGCGGGTTTACAGCAGCAAGTACGCTTTATCCAGTATCGTATATTGTCCAAAATGCGGCGATATTTACCGCAGGATTGCATGGAATAACCGCGGGAAACACTCCACTGTTTGGAGGTGCTGCACCCGTGTGGAGCATGGTCCATTCGCCTGTGATGCACCGACCATTCAGGAATCAGAACTGCAGGCGGCGGTGATAAAGGCTATCAATATGACACTTGGTAACAGGGACAGTATGATGGCTGCCCTGCAGGAAAACGTCGAGGCGGCTATTCGGCAGGCGGATGAATCCTCGAAAGAAGGCATTGAGACAAAGCTGGAGGAACTGCAAAAAGAGCTGCTGAAGCGGGCAAATTCCAAAAAGGACTATAATGACATAGCCGATAAGATACACCGCTTACGGGAGTTGAAACAGAACGCTTTGGCGGAGAGTGCAGAGAGGAAGGGGCTGCAAAAGCGGATTGCCGAAATGTGGGAATTTCTGGACAGCCAGCTAACGGAGGTCTTGGAGTATGATGAGCAGCTTGTGCGGCGGCTGATTGAAAAGGTTACGGTCTACGAGGAGCGGTTTGAGGTGGAATTCAAATCTGGGATGGCGGTGGATGTGGAGAGATAGACATGCATGTCTACGGGAAAAATGGGAATGAATTAAGAATACATATGTCATTGAACTCTTATGTTAGAATGATAAGGATGAATACATGGCGCTCAGATCTAGGTCTGAGCGTTTGTCTGTGATTAGCTATCATCTTAAGCTTCATAGTTAGTTTTATATTATATGGATATTATATAGGATTGCGAATATAATAAAAACGCAATCAAAATTAAAAAATGAAATAAAAAATATTGAAAATAAATTTTGATTGACATTACATGTGGAGGTGTGTATAATGAGTATTAAGAGAACAAACTACAAGAGGTGCAACATGAAAAAATTTATTACAGATGAACATGCTAAGAATCTTCCCACCGTTAGAATAAAAAAAGTTGTATTGAAGGATTTTAAGAGTGTGGAATATGGAGAAATTGTACTTAATTGCGGTAGGCAGTTTGTCCCATATAATACTGAATCTGATATTTTAGGTATTTATGGTCAAAACGGATCTGGAAAAACATCTTTTATAGAGGCTTTATCTATTTTACAGGATTTGATGGCAGGTGCGGCGGTGCCCAGTGTATATGCAGATTGTGTTGCAATAGGTAAAGAATTTTCTGAGCTGGAGTTTGTGTTTGACTTACAATACGAGAATGGTGTTATTCGCGAAGCTGCTTATTCTTTTTGCTTATCCAGTCAAAAATTATCAGATGATGAACTTCACGAGAAATATAAAGATGCTCCAGATGACTTTGAAGTCCCTGATGAGGATTGCAAAGTAGTAATTTTTAATGAGAAGTTTTCACTCATTTGGGAAAAAGCTTCAAAACGTCAGGTTATTATTGATACCTCATCAGAGGAATCACCATTTGTTCCAACAACAAAACGAAAAGAAATAGCTGGAGGCGGTAAAAAAACACTTGTATCATTGGAAGTAAATAAACAATTAGCATACGGAAAGTCGCGTTCATTCATTTTTATGATGGAAACGTTGCAATTATTTGCAGAAAATGATAATAAATCTTTATTCTTTCAAGTTTTGGTTGAACTTCGATTGTTTGCCAGAAGCTATCTATTTGTGGTTGATACAAAATCATCGGGATTTATTAGGTTGAATTTTGCACTTCCTATCTATACGGGGAATGGGCAATTTATGTTTGATGTAAGAAGACCGGTAACCATTGATAATAGAGATTTAGATGATTTGCGTGAAGATATAGGTAAAATTAGTTCCGTTTTAACACAATTGGTTCCAGGGTTATCCATTGGTATTAAAGAAATTTCACAAACGCTGAATAAGGATGGAGATGCAGCTACGATTGCTATGTTGACGGCATACAGAGAAGGAAAAGAACTGCCTTTGCGTGATGAATCTGATGGTGTGAGAAAAATTATTTCAGTTTTGAGTCTAATTATTGCAGCGTTTAATGAACGGTCTGTAACAGTTGCTATTGATGAATTTGATGCTGGAATTTTTGAGTATCTGCTTGGTGAAATACTTCAATCAATGGAGGAATCTGGAAAAGGCCAATTTATTTTTACTTCTCATAATTTAAGACCATTAGAAGTCATTAATAAGAAATTTTTATACTTTACAACAACTAATCCTCAGAATAGATATATTCGATTAAAGAAGATTGCTACAACAAATAATCTTAGAGATACTTATTTTAGAGAAATTATTTTGTGCGAACAGGAAGAGGAAATTTATAATAAAACAAAGAAGTTTAAAATTGTAGCTGCACTGAAGAAAGCAGGAGGATTGCGTTAATGGGAAAACGGCCGAAGAGACAGATCGTTTTATTCCTCGTTGAAGGGAAATCGGATCGAGAAGCTCTGCAGTTAGCTATCCCAGAGATATACGATCAGATTGATGAAAATATAGAGGTTTTTTTCCCAACCATGGTAGAGGATGAAGAAGAAAAGGGTGGAGATATCACCTCTAAGATTAAAGTATGGCCACGAAATATAGAGGAAAAAATCTACGAATTTTTTCTAAAGGATTTCTTCGATGAACAAAAGATTATGCCTAAAGATATCACCGAAATAGTACAAATTGTGGATATGGATGGGGCGTATGTATCGGATGATATGGTTTGTGCTGGAGAAAACCCGACAGGAGAGAATAGACCTTATTATACTGAGAATGCCATCATTACACAACGGGTTGAAAACATCATCAAACGCAATGCTCATAAGCGAGAGAACATAGATTATCTCAGTTCATTGCAAACAATAAAGGTGAGACAAAAGACGGTTAAATATTCAGTTTATTATTTTTCAGCCAATTTGGATCATTTTCTTCATTATGATGCAAATGTAGATTATAGGAAGAAGATAGATTTGGCAGATACTTTTGCAAGAACTTACATAGGTAATGTTGAGGGCTTTATTAGACAAATAACTGATGACCCTGGTGCTGCTGTAGGTATGGATTATGAACAGTCTTGGAATTTTATAAAAACGGAAGGTTGTAATTCGCTGCAGCGCCATACAAACTTGAATATTTTGCTTTCAAACTTACAAAAAAAGTAAGGTAAGTTAAGATAGTATGCCTATAATTGGGGTAATAAAATAGAACCAAAGTTGCCGCTTTGGTTCTGACGGCGGATATCCGCCAATATGTAGCAACCATGGACGAAATGACCATGGCGCAATGTAAAATAATCCATTCACATATTATCATGGTTGCTACAAAATTTCAACAAAAAATAGATTTGGGGAGGAAAAAATGATGGAATTGTAGCGAAATGGTAGCTGTTGCGCCATTAGAAATAAATAAGTACTTTGGTCATTTCTCCTTTTTATACATAGATATAATTTATAATAACTGAGGAGGAACAATTATTGATTTTAAAGAAAAAAAGAATTAATAAACTGTCTTGCTTAAGTTGGATTGAGAAAGGACAGAAAGTAATAATTGCTTTGTGTGATGCAATTAGGTTTAAAGATAAACTGATAGAGTTAGGATTTTCGATGGAATTTAAAGATGGAGAGAAAATTCTTCCTGCCATTATTAATCCGGCAACAGCAAGAAATGCTGAAAAGTTTTATGTAGTGGATAGGACGCAGCCCAAAGAAAAATATTACCAAACATTGTGGTGGACACGCCATGAGTGGGCTGGACGCGGAGAGACACGGGAGGTGTCAGATTTCGTGGATATTCCAAGAGAAAGATATCCGCGAATTGAATATTCACCTTATAGCGTTGAACTGACTTTGAAATATGATGAAGAGGGGCATCTTTTTGTAGTGACAGAGCAAATAGAGTTTTGTGACAGAAATGAGAAGCTTCTGATAAATACAATTAATATTTTCTTGACGAGCTTCGGTGAATGTGAAATACTGACAGATAATTTTGAGAAACTCGTACCGACTCAGGTAATAAGGCTTAACTGGGAGGTTCTTCCGCAGGGAGAATATCCCTGGGAACGAGTTCAAAGAGATTTGGAAAAAATATCTGAACATAAAGGTAAGACAGCGAGAAAGATGTTACTAGATAAATGTGAGTACATTAACAGTTTCCATCCGGATTTTCGGGCCTATGGAAAGTCTGGATTCAGAGGATATGTAATTTTTGGGTTTAAAAGCCGGAATATGTATATACTTGAAAGCGTTTATACGAATAACGCCACATATGTTTTGGGAACAGAGTGGGAGAATATTTCCAAATTATCAAAGGCAGAGATTTTAAATGCTGGGCTACAGGATGCTCGTTTGATTCATAATGATAACTGGAAACAGGAGATTGATGCACTGTTAGAGGTATAGAGTATGGGAAAGAATCAGCATGTTACACCGCATAAAGATGGTGGATGGCAAGTTAAAGGTGAGAATAATCAGAAGGCAACAGTCAGGACAGATACGTAGGCAGAGGCCATTGAGCGAGCTAGAGAAATTACACGCAGGCAAGAGTCAGAACTTTTTATTCACGGAAGAAATGGTAGAATACGAGAGAGAGACTCATATGGGAATGATCCGTTTCCACCCAAAGGTTAACAAGTTTAGAAATTTAGAGCAAAAGCCATAGAGAAGGCATGTGGGATAGAAAGCCACAGATGATATATTAATCAGAGTGGAGTTCTATCCTTTTTATCAAATATAAATATTTAGCGTTTATGAAATGAAGTTACGGAAGAATGTGATGATAAAATATAACGAAAATGAAATGCTAAAGTAACGGGGGATGATTTATGTATAATATGTCGCGACAATTTAATTCTTTCTACCGCACAGAAGTTGTTCTACCAGCTAGTGAACAGAATTCTTTAAGGGAGAAAAGAAAACTGAATATCAAACGTTTAAAGGATGGTCTTCTGGAATATAATGAGGAGAATGGAACCGAATATAAGATCTGCGAGGACAGAATTCAAGGAAGTATGGCAATGGCTACGGTTGTTCAGAACGATCAGAATGATTATGATATTGATGTGGCAATCGTTTTTGAAAAAAGCAATTTGGGTAACTTGGGACCGCAAGCAGCCCGTAATATGGTTGCTAATGCATTGAAGAAAAAAACAAAACAATTCAATACGGAACCTGAAGTGAAGACAAGTTGTGTAAGGATTAAATATGCGGAAGGATACCATGTGGATTTTGCAGTTTATCGTAGATATAAAGATAATCCGTTGGATAGTGAGTATAAATATGAGCATGCTGGAGCTGAGTGGGCTGAGAGGGGTGTTAAGGATCTTGAGGAATGGTTTTCAAATGAAATAAAGGAAAAGGGTAAAGATTTAAGAAAAGTTATTCGTTTATCTAAAATGTTCTGTAAATCTCGAGAATATTGGAAGAATATGCCTTCTGGCTTGATACAAACTGTTCTTTGCGATGAAAAATTTATAGATGATTATAGTAGAATAGATGAGCGATTTTACCATATTATGAAAGCTATCTGTGAGCGCTTAAATACTGATATAGCGGTTAATGCGCCGGTTGATAATGGCCGTGCACTTGTTAAACGTCAGATAGATGAGCAGAGAATGAATAATTGGAAAAATCGGCTTAGTACCAAATTAAAAGATTTGGATGTATTGTTTTCGGATAACTGCACATATGGACAAGCTGCCCAGGCATGGAATAAATTTTTTGAGCATTCATATTGGGGAGATTTAGTTACTAGCACAGTAAATGAAAGTTTTTCTATTCAAAAATCATTTGCATTTAATGATACAGAACAATTTATTGATGAGTTATATGACATCAATGACCAGTATGATGTGAGTATCGATTGTAAGGTTACGGGAAAGGGATTTACATTAATGGCCATCAATGAATTTATAGAAAAGTATTTTTACCATTTTGGAGGATTTATTCCTCATAATTTTTCAGTAAGATGTAAAATAAAGCATACAAATGCACCTTCGTATGATAAAGTTTTATGGAAGGTGAGAAATGTAGGGGATGAAGCTGAAAGATTGAATGAGATTCGAGGACAAATTCTAGATAGAGGTAATGAAATAACTGAAAATACAAAATTTTATGGTCCGCATTATATAGAGTGTTATTTGATAAAAAATGATGTGTGTATAGCTATTGGTCATATAAAAGTACCTATTTCAAGATAGTAGAAAGGATTATTGATGTGGGAAAAATAATAAAAGCGGGATGTTGGGTTTTCCTTACATTTGGATTGTTTGGAATTATTACATTATTTGAAGTTAGAGAATGGCCGGTAGGTAGTGCTATAGCCGGCCTGCTTGCGGGTTTCACATTACCCAATATAAATACAAGTATTCAAGATATATTTGATGACAGTAATTGGAAAGAATCTCAGCGTAAATATGAGAGAGGAAAATTAATTAGAAAAGAAGACAAGATCAGGTTATCATTTGCATATTTATTTAGAATAAAAATAGATAATGAATATTTATTGGTGAAAAATGAACGAGGAACCGGCAAGTATCAACCCGTTGGTGGCGTTTACAAAATGAAACCGGAAGAAGCAATCGTATTGAGACAAAAATTTTCTGCTTCTGATGATGATAAAATTCCGATTGATGAATCTTCAAAGGGGGATTATCGCATTTGGATTCCAGATAAATATCTGAGAAAATTTGTTCGGAGATTTGACAGAACTAAGGGGCGAGAACAATTAGAAGATTTAAGCAGAGAGTTTAAAGAAGAATTAATTGATACAGGATTGCTTCATTTTGAACAGTTAAAGTATAGATATTGTGGGAGACACTTTGAAAAAATTCGGTTTAGCCAGCATTTTCAATGCTATGAATTGCTAATGGCAGACATTATTGATGTGGAATTAGATAGTGTACAGGAGAATGAATTAAGACGGTTGAAAAATATTCCATTGGAACAGTATCTCTTTGCTACGGCTGAGCAGATTAATTCGCTAGGTATCAAAGCAGGCACAAATAAGTTGCAGGAAATAATAGGCGATCATACTACTAAGATTTTACAAGAAAATGCACATAATTTGATTAAAACATCTGATTGTAAAAAAGTATTTAAAGTCAATTTATAAGCAAGGCTTGCAAATAAGCTATACAAGTAGATAAAATGGAAGCTACTTTGAAAGTAATGGATATGTTTCCTGCCACGCTAGCAGGCATAAAAATGGCTATGGATTAAGTCGAACAGACCGAGGGGCAAATGACGTACTTCCTGTCCTCTCGTGCCACGTTGAGTGTGTGGTGTTGATGTCACGAGTTGAAAGGTAGGTGTGTGAAAAGGCTTTGATTTCAAGGGATTTGCGGCGTTTAAGTGCGATTTTATGGCATTTTCAATCCTGTCAAATTCCGTGAAATTAAGGCTTAGGAAACATATCAAATGGCATAGTTGAGTTGACAGAATGGATATATAATAGGGTTGTGTAGACAGGATTATTGTGGTTGACAGGATTGATGCATAGACTAATCACCATCTGGGAAAAACTAATTAATGATAATTAGTCAAGAACGGATAGGTGAGAAAAATGCCAAATAATCCAAAGGTTCATTACATTCCTGCAAACCCGCCAAAGAGAGAAAAGCGTGTCGGGATTTACTGCTGTGTAAGTACAAATAGCATGGAGCAGCTCCAAAGCTTAATTTCTTAAGTGTCATATTTAGCAAGATTAACAGCATGGTAGATTATACATATAAGGAGAATAAAGTCAAATTTTGCAATGCTTATAAAGAATATAAATTTGATTAAGAAAACAGCAGAGATGTATAAGGAGGAATTGACAAGTGGATGATATCCAACGTTATATAGAAAATAACACCAATAGAGTACCATTATTCTTATGTGGAGATGCATTAAATGTTTTATCTAAATTTCCAGATAATAGTATAGATTGTGTGGTAACAAGCCCTCCATACTATATGAAAAGACAATACTTGGCTGGAGGAATAGGTTTAGAAAACAACTATAATGAGTATATTAACAATTTATTGAAGATAATTGCGGAAGTAAAAAGAATTTTAAAGCCTTCTGGTTCGTTGTGGTTAAATATTGGAGATAGCTATAAAAATAAACAACTTCTAAATATTCCTCATCGTGTTGCAATAAGAATGCAAGACGAACAAAAATGGATTTTGCGAAACACAGTAATTTGGGATAAGATGAAAGGTGGAATGTCTAATTCAAAAGATAGTCTTGGTAATCAATATGAGCCTATATTTCATTTTGTTAAGAAAAAAACAGGATATTATTACAATGCGGATGCCATCAGGAAAAAACCAAGAGAAGCACATGTTGAAAATGGAGCGGTAGTTAGTGCAACTGGTGTAAGCGGAGTAAGGTATAGAAGAAAAATTGAGCTAAGCACAGAATTGACTAAAGAACAACGAAACAATGCTCTTTTGGCATTAGACAGTGTATTAGATAGAATTAAATCTGGTGAATTATCTGATTTTAGAATGGTTATTAAAGGTGCGAATCAAAGAGTAACTAATGGAGATACTGTAAACTTAAGTGGTCGTGCTAAGGAATTGCAAGAGAAAGGATTCTATTTTCTTTTTTATAATCCAAAAGGAAGTATGATTTCTGATGTCTGGCAAATTGTTCCTGAAGATACTCAAGGAAGAAAACTTCATTTTGCTTCGTATCCAGAGGATTTAGTTAAAACGCCTATTATTTTGACATGTCCAGATGATGGAATTATACTAGATCCGTTTGCAGGCACAGGTACAACTAATGTTGTAGCATCACTTTTGAATCGAAAGAGTATAGGTATAGATATGTCAAGTGAATATTTGGAACTAGCTAAAAAGAGATGTAAATGTATAAATGAGAGAAAGGTGTGAAAATAATAAATGGGTAAGATTAGTGAATTTTTTGGATTGAATTGTGAGAATAGAGAGCTTGATTTTAAGCAAGCTATGAATAATCAAATGTGCCCTTACACAAATAAAATATGCACCAAAATGAGAAAATCGGAATCAGAAATCAAAATTGGTACATGTTCAGTAAAATTTCAGAATCAGAATATTATTATTTGTCCGTTTAGATTATTGGAGCATAATCAAATATTTATAGATTGCCTTCATTTGCTTACAATGCACGAACCAGGTAATGAATTATACTTGATTCCAGAAGTACAGATTCCGGGTGGACATGTAGACTATTTTCTTGTATCGGCTAAAGATAAAAAAGTCAAGGATTTTGTAGGAATCGAGTTACAAACCTTGGATACGACTGGAACTGTGTGGCCTGATAGACAGAAATTTTTAAATAGTGTAGGAATAAGTGTTCCACAAGCCGATTTGGATAACAATAAGACATATGGTATGAATTGGAAGATGACATTAAAAACAATACTTATTCAAATGCATCATAAAAGTGAAACATTTGAAAATTTAAATAAACACTTTGTTTTGATAGTCCAAAAACCTTTATTTGAAAGAATGAAAACAGATTTTGATTTTACAGAAATTAATGGTGTAAGGTTAGGTGATTCTGTACATATTCATTCCTATAATTTCGAGGAAAAGGAAAACCAATATGTATTATCTCTAGGAAAACGTTTAAGTACAGATTCTGCAGGTATTGCTAAATGTCTAGGTCTGAACGCAAATAAAAAAGTTGAATTAGAAGAGATGATAAAAATTCTTGAACCTAAATTAATCGAAGCAAATAGATTAAGAATCAGTATATAATTAAAAAAAATTATTATTGAATGTGTCCTCAGACCATGATGGTTGACAGGATTGATGCATAGACTAATCACCATCTGGGAAAAACTAATTAATGATAATTAGTCGAGAATGGATAGGTGAGAAAATATGCCAAACAATCCAAAGGTTCATTACATTCCTGCAAATCCACCGAAGAGAGAAAAACGAGTTGGAATTTACTGCCGTGTAAGTACAAACAGCATGGAGCAGCTCCAAAGCCTGACTGCACAAGTGTCTCATCTGACAAGGTTAACAGCTACTGTACCGCAATGGCTTCTGTCAGATGTTTATATGGATATTGCGACAAGCAAGACAGGCTCATCACGAAAAGAATTTAATCGGATGCTGGAAGATTGCAAATCGCATAAGCTTGAGATAGTCATAACGAAAGATGTCAGCAGGTTTGGAAGGGATACAGTTGAAGTTTTAGACGCTTTTAATCAATTAAAGGCGTTAGGTGTTCGTGTGATATTTGAGGGGAATAGCTTAGATACTGCAAATACAAGCAGCGATTTGATGGTGTCTGTAATTGAGTCCATTACACAAGCTGAAAATGAATCCAGAAGCGAAAATATAAGATGGGGAATTAAGCAACGGGCAGCACAGGGAACTTCAAAACTTTATGATAGAAAGTGCTATGGTTATAAACATAATGAGAATGGTCATTTAGTAATTGATGAAGAAACAGCTAAGAATGTTAAGCTGATATATGACTTGTATCTTAGTGGTCAAAGTGTTGTTGGTATTATTAAGGAACTTGCAAAGCGTAAAATTCTCTCCCCAAAAGGAAAAGAGAATTGGAATAAAAGGTCTATAGAATTGATATTGAGTAATGAAAAATATACTGGTGATGTCGAACTTTTGAAATCGAGTAAAAGTGAGGTTCATTATCTGGCATCTGGAAGTCATCCTGCTATAATATCAAGGGAAGTTTTTGAGGCGGTGCAGATGGAGAAAGGACGGAGGAGTAATATCGTAGAGGGTAAAGGTGGTAGGAGAAGAAAGAATACAAAGTATAGCTCTAAGAAGAGTTAGTACTTCTTGTTGTTATGGCAAAACTAATTATCAATATTAGTAAAAAGGAGATAAAGTTATGAGTAAAAGAGTATTTGTTTCAGCGGATTGGAAAGAACATTTGATTCACATAGTTGGGATAAAGAGGTGGTAGATAGAATAAGAAAATGGAAGAATGATAACCGTTATGGTGTGGACTTGATTTGTACTGATGATGTACATAAAAGTGTTACTGGAAATTCAGACTGTCGCCGTTGCGATATAAAGGAAGAGTGTGGAAGGTATATTAAATTAAGTAGTGTTGTTATTTTCGTTGTGGGAGATAATACTGCGAGCAAAAAAGCTGGTGCTTGCGATAGTGTATCATGTTCTCCAGCTTATAGTGGCCAACAAAAATCATATTGTAAATATTTCTTAAATAAAAATTTTGCCAATCCTTTTTCAGGAGGCAGGGAAATGTCTTATCTACAATATGAAATAACAACTGCAGTATTAGCGGGAAAAAGCATAGTTTTAGTGTATAGTTCAGTTTATAGACAGGAAAGTTGGATACCAAGTTGGTATAAAAGTTTATTAAGAACTTACAATGTAAACGAATTGTGTCGAGTGGCTTTTTGGAAAGATAGTAGTCATACTCTGGATTGTTATCAAGATATCAAAGTTTACTTACAGTAAACATTATTTTAGAAGATTTATATGAAAATTATTTATAAGGAGAAAAAGTTACTATTGAGCAATTAAAAAGATGGAACAACAGTGAGCGTTAGGGATTATCATTTGGAGATGCTCATGAATTAAGTCAATGTAAAAGCGATAGTACTAATAATTGTAATATAAATCTTCTAAAATAATGTTTACTGTAAGTAAACTTTGATATCTTGATAACAATCCAGAGTAT